GCGCCTGATAAAGTCACAGAAACATTTCCGCTGTTTGTAGCGCTTGCGGCAGCCGTTACAGTGAATGTATTATCGTCCGCCGTTGTTGCAATAACAAAAGAACCATCAACAGCAGAACCAGAAGTATAATCAATCGTTACGACATCACCGATAGCAAGGCCATGATTAGAAATTGTTATTGTGACTGTTGTTCCTGACTGTGAATATGTGCCTGTTTTTACGAATCCTTCGCCGGGCGGTGTAAATGTAAAACTAGCTTGATCGTTGACGCGACTTCTTAAAAATCCTTCTATTACGTCAGATTGTTCTTCTGAAATATTAGCAAAAACAAGATCATATACTTTTGGATCTTGTGTCAAAGGCAAACCAAAAAGCGCCCTGAACTCGTAACCATCGCCGAGGTTAGTTGTTCTTATTCGCGGTGCGCTTGTTTTTCTCATCCCATAGCTAGGGCTGATTGAAGGAAAAGTTGCCATATTACCTTGTTAAAATACCTCCCGGCCTTTTTTCTTTGATGAGTTGAGCCTGAACAGCGGCACCGATAGCAGCGCCCAAAGCTTGCGCGTCTGCGTTGTTTCCAGAAACAGAAGAACCAGAAGCATCTACGTTTACTGTAACCATATTACTAACAGAACCCCCGCCGAGATTATCATTTGGAATTATAGTGCCTGCAACTTTAGGAACAAATAGTTCAGGCCCTCTTTCGCCCACAATTGAAGCTTTACCGACAGGCGGGCGACCACCATTAGCAAACAAACCGCCAATAATACCACCTAAGAAACCGCCTAAACCTTTCCCACCACTTTTTTTAAAATTATCTCCAAAACCACTTAATAATCTATCAAGTTGAGCATCAATAATTTTGTCTCTAATTCTATTTAATACATTTGTCATTGCTTGTCCAAATGATTGTGCGCCTGTTATAGCTCCGCGTAAATTATCTTTAATACCTGATTCTATTTCTTGCCCGATTGATTCAAATGCTTCTTGTAGTTTCTTAGCTTCATCTTTATTTTTTTTAATTAAGTCTAATTGATCTTTTAAATTTTCAGTATTTTTTAATTGTTTAATTAATGCCGCGGCATCTTTAGCTTCAAAATCTTTTTTAATCTGTAAAATTTGTTGATCTAAGTTAAATTCTTCTTCTGTTTTTCCACCGATTAATTGTTTAAGTTTGAATTGTTCTTTTAGATTATTAGTTATTAATTCATTAAATTTATCATCTTTATTGATTGATTGCCTTCTTTTTTCAACACCTATATTAATTCTCGCTTGTTTTATTTCTTCTTTTAAAGCTTTTATTTTTCTATCTCTACCTCTTTTTGCATTTCCCATCGCTTTTGATGCTTCTACTTCTGCTAAAGCATTTTCTTTGGTTGCAAGGGTTTCATTAAGTAACTCTAAAGTAGATTCTTTTGCTGATTCTGTAATCCCTTTAATATTATTATCAAATTCTTTTGCGGCTTTTGCGGCGGCATCCGCATTTGTTTTATTTTCTAAAAATTTGGCTGCTAGATGTCCTAAAACAATCACAGCAGCACCAATTCCAGTTTTAATTAATGCAATTTTAAAAGCATTTGCAGCAGCAGTCGCAGTCGCGAAACCAACAGAAGTTGCAGCAAGAGTCGCTTTTGTAGCTATTAATTGACCAGTAAATATTTTTGCTCCTATAGTCAGCGCAGCAAAATTAGCTTTGATTGCTAGTACTTGTGCAGATAAAATTGGTATTGCAATAGTTACCCCCTTTATTGCTACCCCAATCCCTGCAAATAGTAGTGATATTGTGCCTGCGGGTGAATTTACAAAATCAGTAAATTCTTGAGTTAATTTTGTAATTGCTCTAATAACAGGCAATATTGCAGGACTTAATTTATCGCCAAAAGCTCTTGAAAGGTTTTCTGTTTCATTACTTAAATTTTTAAATACTTGCGTGGGATCATTTTTTAACAAAGCTGCTAATGATGCGCCCCCCTCTGTTTCAATCTTTTTTAATGCTCTTATAACAACGCCACTTGTAATTTTACCTTCACTACTAAATTTTTTAAGTTCGCCGACAGTTGTTCCAAGTTCATCTGCAACTGGTTTTAAAATTGTTGGTATTTGTTCCGAGATACTTCTAAATTCATCACCTTGTAACCTTCCAGAACCTAACGCCTGCGCTAATTGTCTAAAGGCATTAGAACTCTCTATTGCGGAAGCTCCCGCTAATTTGGCTGCTGTATTAAAACCGAAAAATGTTGTTTTAATATCTTCAACGCCTACTCCTAAAGGTTGTAATCTTGCTGTAATATCTGTTATTCCTTCTAGTGCTTCTGTTGCACTTAATCCAAAGGCTCTTTGCGCTTGAGCCGCTAATTCTTGAGATCTTGCAAAAGTACCTGAAGCTTTTGTTAATAATCCTAATCTGACATTTAATTTTTCAAAATTTGCAGATGTGCTTATAGCTTGCTTTGCTAAAACACCTATGCCAATCCCTGCAATAGCTGTTTTTAATCTATTAACACCCGCGTTTAATTGTGTTGTTTGATTCTGTACGCCTTTTAATGCGCTTGTGGCTTGCGTTGCATTTACAGTAAGTTTTACATTAGCCTGTGCCACAAATAAAAAAAGACTTTCTTATATCTTACCTTCTATTTGCTTTTTGACGATTAGATTCCCTTTTTTCGTTTTCATATTTAACTTCATAGTATGCAGCCCAATATATAAGCTCTTCTTCTGATAAAGAAGTTCTGAGTTCATATAATGTTTTACTGAGTTCTGTTGCTAGGAAAAATTCAAAATTTAGCCAATTATCCCCTCTTATTCTTTTTTTGCTGTATCTAAATCAAGTTTAATATCATGTAAAAATAATTCAATTTCATTTAAAACTTTTTCAGGTAATTCTCTTTGTAGGTTTGGCGCATCTGCCATGCTGAAAGCCTTTGTACCATCTTCTAGTTCTGCCATTTGACAGAGTAGTTGTGTTGATACTGTTAAAGCTTCGTCTGTGCCTGCTAGCTCCTGTGCGCGTTTTCTATCATGCCTAGTAAGTGGCGGAAAATATAAATCAACTATTTTTTCTCCTTTACTATTTTTAAATACATATTTTCTTCTAGTCGTCATTTCCTCCTTAAATGTTTCTGTAAGGAGGTCAATTGTTCTTTTTGTTGCCATTTGGTTTTATTAGTTGACTAATAAATACAATGTATCAGATAGCGCTTGTGATGGCACCACTTGTTATAAAGCTTACATTTATGATTTCTAATTCACCTAAAGTTGCTCCATATTCTGCGCCTGTAATAATCCCTGAAAAACTAATTTTCTTTGCACTTGTACCGCCATCAGGAAATAATTCAAACAAGGCGTCAGCCGCATCACCTGTTACCAATACATCATCAATAAAGGCTTGATAATCTGAGTTACCAGAAGGATCATATATAAGTTCTGCGGAACCTTCGCCAGAAATCAAACCACCTACAAAGCTTTTTGATGTGTCATTCTGAACTGTTGTTTCCATTGTGTCTTTCGTAATAGATAAAGACCAAGATCTAGTTCCCGCAATGTCGGCTTCTGTTCCCGCC